AACCAGCACCGGAACCAGCACCGGAACCAGCACCGGAACCAGCACCGGAACCAGCACCGGAACCAGCTGCAGCAGTAGACCGCGAATCGGTAACTTCGCAGATGAAAATGCTGGCGGCTAAAAATGGTCTGGCGCTGAAAGTTAAACCGATGATGCAGAAAGCCACTGGTGGTAAATCATTCATGGTTGCCGATGTTCCCGACAACCTGCTATCACCTATGGCAGAGCTGTTCACCAAAATGGCCGCTAACGCAGCAGCATTTAAACAGTCGGATAAGTCATATTCCGAGTTCTTCGGTGACGACTTCGACGCAGCATGTGACCTGCACTATGGCGCATAGTCTCTTAGGCGCCTCTGTAATGGCTATGCGCATGATCTGCCACGGCAGTTATGCGCTGGCTAAACTGACGGACCCTGAAACAGACGGTGATACGATTTGTTCCGCAGAAGGTGTAGCAACGCACTGGACGGGGGAAACTTCACTAGCCACTGGCGGGATGCTGCTACCAATTGATTTCGAGAACACATACGCCCCTAACGGCGTGTGGCTAACAGAGTCGTTACTCGAAGCACCGACGGAGTACGTTAGTCATGTGTTAGATACGATCCGCGACATCGGTGGTGACGTATCGAAACTCGAAATTGAGTGTCACGTGGATCTGTCGTGGGTCGATGCCGAAATGTTTGGCACGTGTGACTGCCGGTATCGTCACGGAAACACGTTATACGTGTGGGACTATAAAAATGGCTACGATGCAGTAGAAGCCACGGATAATCCACAGCTGGCGTTTTACGCACTGGACGACCGTACTATTGAACGGGCGATCTGTTTCATTGTGCAGCCGAATGCAGGAGGTATTAAAAGTGTGGAGTATACGCGAGCTGACCTTGACAAGTGGGCGTTAAAGTTCCGTGAAGTTGCGGCAGCGTGTCGTGCCGACGGTGCCTCGCGTGTGGCCAGCAACAAATGCCGTTACTGTCCCGCTGCGGCGCGTTGCCCTGAGAACATGGCAGAGGCATGGTCACGCTACGTGACAGCAACGACACCGACGCCGGATATTTCTGACGAAATGGACGCTATTGAAGCAGCACTGCTGTTGCTGAAGGCACGTAAAGAAGCAGTGACGCAGCGTGCATATAATCTGGCGTATAAGTCTGGCGTGCACATTCCGCGCTATAAAATCGTCGAAGGCGCGAAACAGCGCCAGTGGCGCGACGAAGAGGAGTTAATTGCATACTGTGACTTAATGGGCGTCGACCCATATGAAAAGAAACTATTGACTCCTGCAAAACTAAGTCGCATTATTGACATAGGCGAGTACGCATACAAACCAGAAGGTAGTGTGAAACTCGTAAAAGAAAACGCACGCGGTACCCCAATTCCTACCGCTGTACAATCCCGTTTCGCTGGTATCACTGGCGGAACCCCGACACCAAAAGGAACTAAGTAATGAGTGAATCAGTAGCATATCCAGTATTCCGTGCCCGTCACGTATGGGGTGACCTGTTCAAGCCCGTAACGGAAACGGAACGTAATGGTAAAAAAACCATTCTCGAACCTAACGAGTATTACATTAACGCCGGTTTTGCCGTACCTAAGGCAGAGTGGGATCAGTTGTGGCAAACTATGTGGAGCGCTGTAGCTAACGATGCTAAAGGTGCAGGTCAGTTGCAAGCTAAAAACGCAGGTGACATTGCCACCACACAGTTTAAGTGGAAAGTGATTGATGGTGACACGCCAGATCCAGACGGTAACCCACGTGGCGACCATCTGAAAGGCCACTACATTATCCGCATGACTTACAGCTGCGGTCGTTTCGGTCGTCCTCTGCCGGTCGTTGACGGTGCGTATGTGCCGTTGAGTGCCGAATCTGGTGCTAAGTGTGGTGATTACTATAACGTCGACGCCACAACAGCATTTAATGGGTTGCTGGATCACAACGCAGGTGTGTACCAGAACCTGAACTCGTGCATGTGGGCGGCAGCGGGTGAAGCATGTGGCGGCACCGGTCCAGACCTACGCAGCCGTTTCGCAAACGTTGCAGGCGGTTCACCTGTCGCTGGTCCAGCTGGCGTAACTGCCGCACCTGCTCCGACCGCTCCGGTACAGTCCGCACCTGCTCCGACCGCTCCGGTACAGTCCGCACCTGCTCCGGTACAGTCCGCACCTGCTCCGGTACAAACGACAGTGCAGCCACACACCGATATTTTGAACCCGCCAGCGGCGCCATCGCCAGAAGTGGAAGAGAAATTTATCGTGAAGGGTAACGCCTATACTCGTGCGCAACTCCACGCATCTAAGTGGACAGACGATAAGATCGACGCGCTGCCACGTGCGTAACGCTGTAAATTAACGTAACTAGGCGGTGATTCACCGCCTTTTTTATATCAGAGGATTTATGATTAGACTCGACTTCGAATCATTCTCAGAGATTGATATTAAAAAACACGGCGCGTGGGTTTACAGTGAGCACCCAAGCACAGATCCGCTGTGTTTCTCATACGAAATTAACGATACTGGCGTAAAACGGTGGCGTCCGGGTATGCCAGCTCCGGCTGACTTACTCACGGCGATCAGCAATGGCACGTTAATTGAAGCGTCAAACGATTTCTTTGAGTATGCGATCTGGAATAATATCTTCCACAAGCGCTACGGTTGGCCACATGTCCCATTTGAACAGTTCCGCGACATGTTTGCCAAAGCGCGCGCCTACGGCCTGAAAGGTGAACTCGGTACGCTTGGTGACATTACTAACGTTCCGGTGAAGAAAGACAAAGTCGGTAAGCGTGTGATGATGAAACTGGCGAGGCCACGCAAGCCAACTAAAAATAATCCAGCAACGCGCTGGACACGCGAAATGGCGCCCGATGATTTCGAGATACTCGAAGACTACTGTGACGACGACACAATCACACAGGGTCAAATATCTGCGCGTATTCCTGAGTTAGATGCTAACGAGTACCAGATAATGCTACTCGATAAGAAAATTAACGCGCGTGGCATGTATTGCAATCTGGAACAAATTGACGCGGCGATCACCGTGTTTGAACAAGCGACGCAGAAATACACCGCAGAGCTACAGCAAATTATAGGTGATGTGACGATCACCGCCAGCAAGGTAAAGCAGCTAACCGAGTGGCTGGCTAAAACACAGCACTGCTATGCCCCTGACTTATCCGACGAAACCGTTACCGCGCTGCTAAAGCGTGACGACTTAACACCGCCGGCACGACGTGTAATTGAGATCCGTGAAATGCTAGCAGGTTCGGCGCCGAAAAAACTGTACGCAATGCGTGCCCGTGCGGGTAGTGATGGGCGCATTCGAGACTTTCTATCCTACTGTGGCGCAGCAGGTACGGGCCGTTGGGCAGGGCGTGGCATCCAGCCACAGAATTACCCTAACAGTGGTCCCGCTGTAAAAGAGTGCCTGTGCTGCGGCGCAAACTACTGGAAAGAGCTACCAGAGTGCCCTGAGTGCCTAAGCAGTGACTCAAAAGAAGCGGACTGGGGAGTTAAAGGTATGCGGCTGTGTATCTCGCACCTAATGTCACGCGACTATGAGCTAGTCGAAGCGCTATGGGGCAATGCTATTACCGCTATTTCTGGCTGCTTACGCGGCTTTCTACAGGCGGAACCAGGTAAGCAACTAATCTGCTCTGACTATAACGCTATCGAAGCGCGGGTACTGGCATATCTAGCTGGCGAGCAGTGGCGCCTCGATGTATTTAACACTCACGGCAAAATCTATGAAATGTCCGCCAGTAAAATTTCGGGTGTACCATTTGAGGAATTTGAACGCCACAAGAAAGAAACAGGCTCGCATCATCATCTTCGGAAGAAGATCGGTAAGCCAGCGGAATTAGGTTCCGGATATTCTGGCTGGGTAAATGCGTGGAAAAACTTTGGCGCCGATAAGTTCATGACGGACGACGAAATAAAAGAAGGTATATTAAAGTGGCGGGAGGCGTCACCGAATATTGTTCGATTCTGGGACGGACTAGAAGAAGCTGCTACGCGTGCCGTATTAGCGGCTATGCCGCAGAATGAGCTTGCGGAGTTAGAGGCGTGGCTTCACTCCGAGTATAACAGTGACGATTGGAAGTCAAGCAAAACGGCAGGAGAATTACTCGACAAGTATTTCCCTGTTAATCGCGGCCCCGCGTTTCAGTGCGGCGCGATATTTTATCAGGCCACACCAGAGTGTTTATTCTGCCGCTTACCGTCTGGGCGTTTCTTACATTATCACCAGCCAAAAATAGTCGGTAAGTACACCGCTTGGGGCACACCGCAACTCAGTATCACATTTTACGGCGTAGATCAGAAAACATCTCAGTGGTGTCAGCAAGAAACGTACCGTGGAAAACTGACAAATAACGTGGTGCAAGGTTTCGCGCGCGACATTCTAGCGTGGGCGATGCTGCGGTTAGATGCTGCGGGGTATGACATTGTGATGCACGTACATGACGAAGTGATCGCAGAAATACCGGAGGGATTCGGCAGCGTCGAAGAATTTGAAGGCATTATGAAACAACTGCCACCATGGGCAACGGGATGTCCGATTAACGCATCTGGCGGATATATTGACACCATGTATCAGAAGTAATACTATGGCACATATTGAAATAATGATAGGACTGTAATTATGAAAGATCGTTTTGTAGGTAAAGTACCAGAGCTGGCAGCGCCTTATAATTCGTGGAAAGATTTTGATGCAGCTAAATGCCCCACTGTGGAAGAAGCTATAGAGGCTATACGAAAGTTTCGTGAGGCATTCCCACTTGTGTCTAAAACCGCTAAAGAATTTTTTTTTCCAGAACAGCCACGGAAATAATAACTATGGAAACCTTTTTAAAACAGTTCGCAGCGCGTGATACGACAATGGAAATCACGGTTAACGACGGCACGGGTAAAACCACTGCCGTCCGCGAGTGGACAAACCGATTCAAAACAGCATACACCGTCACAGTGACTTACCCTGACGGTACAACCGATACATCAGAGGTAATAGAGAAATGACCACACCCGAACTAATCCCTGATACTGCTGTGACGATTTATGTCGAGTCGCAGTATACCAATAACGAAAAAACCACTGAGAAACGCGACGTTATTATTTCCCACGTGGCTAAGTGTAAACCAATTTTCACCGATCGTAACGGTAGCCGCTATCTGGTTATTGACTGGCCTATCTGTCACGACCTCGGCGACGATAAAAACCTGCTGTCACTTACACCAGCGAAACGCATGAAACGATGGGGCTACGATCGTAGCGTGTATTATCGCTGGCAGAATAGCGAACGCCGCAAGCCGTTACTCGAGTTGCTGAATCGTGGCTGTATGCTGAACGACCGCACTGATACTGTGGCGCCGAGTGAATTAGAGCGCCTGTGTAACGAGCGTGGTTTTACTATTTCACAGTTAGCCACAGCCAGTAATTTACAGAAGAACCCGATTAAGGCATGGATGAGCGACGAAACCCGCTGCACCCGTTTCTGGGATTTACTGGAGGGTATGGCCGATGCTGTTTCACGATAATGGCACGTATGCGTTTCTGTACCAAGGAGACAACCGCGTTACTATGCGTGACGAAATTGAAGCTGATAGTGTCGACAGCATCGTAACGGATCCGCCGTATGGCCTCGGCAAACAGCCGGACATGGTCGAAGTAATGCAGCACTGGCTAGCAGGTGACGACTATAAAGCCACAGGTGGTGGTTTTATGGGTAAAACTTGGGACAGCTTTGTGCCGGGGCCGAGCGTGTGGCGCGAAGCGTACCGTGTGCTGAAGCCCGGTGGCTATTTAGTTGCTTTCGCGGGGTCCCGTACATATGACTTAATGTGTCTGGCGATACGTTTAGCAGGGTTTGAGATACGCGATCAACTCATGTGGATTTACGGCTCTGGTTTTCCCAAGTCGTTAGATGTGAGTAAAGCTATTGATAAACAGCTAGGTGCAGAGTTTACTAGCGAGCCTGCCAGCGGTGTGGGTTTTATGAACGAAAAAGGCACTGGCGGCTACAATGTTACAAAGAATAAACTCACACGTGTCGGTGATCCTTCTACCGCCGCCGCCGCATGGAACGGCTGGGGAACAGCATTAAAACCCGCACATGAGCCTATTGTATTGGCCCGTAAGCCACTCAACGGAACCGTAGCAAATAACGTGCTATCGCACGGTACTGGCGGGCTAAATATCGATGCGTGCCGGATTGGTACAGATGAAAAGTTAGCTGGCGGCGCAGGAGGGCTATTGTCACACCAGCGGGATAGTAAGGAGTACCCCGCAGAAAATAGCTATGTACCTTCTGAACAAGGCCGCTGGCCAGCGAATGTAATGCACGACGGCAGTGACGAAGTTATTTCTATGTTTCCTAGTAACTCATCGCGTTTCTTCTACTGCGCTAAAGCCTCAAAGAAAGACCGCAACCGTGGCCTAGATGCTTTAGCTGATACTTCGCCCGAGGAACTAACGCATCGTAAAAGTGACTCAGCAGGCATCAATAATCCACGTGCCGGTGCGGGGCGTACCTCTGGCGCTAAAAATAGCCCCCTACAGTCAAACCAAACGATTTGATGCGCTGGCTGTGCCGCCTAGTGACTCCCGTAGATGGTGTTATTCTTGACCCGTTTATGGGGTCGGGCAGCACCGGATTAGCGGCTAAAGATGAAGGATTTAACTTCATTGGCTGCGAAATGGACGAAACATATTTTACTACTGCTTGGGAACGTATCGAACATGGCTAATGAATACATTTACGTCCGTCACGCTGGGCGCCACTATTTTGACTGTCGTGACGCACCAGATATCCGTGACATCGCGGAACGGCTGGCACGCATTAACCGCTGGACGGGCGGAACGACTTTTTCCGTAGCGCAGCACTCGCTGCTCGTATCGTATCTATGCCCGACGTTAGAAGCATTGCTGCACGATGCCACGGAAGCGTATCTTGGCGACTGTGCCGCACCGCTTAAAGCGTTACTGCCCGATTATCAGCGTATCGAAGCGGAACACGATAAATGGATCCGTAACAGTTTCGGGCTGTCACTAACGAGTGACCCTGCGGTACGTCACGCAGATTTACAGAGCCTAGCACTAGAGAAATACTATCTGCTAGGCAATCCAGAAGCGGAACGGTCGTGGCCAGACATGTCACTGCGGCTAGACATGATCCGATTTTTACAACCAGCACCGATTGACGATGTGGTGCGTAAGTTTTTAGAACGATTCGAGGAGTTGCGGTAAATGACACACAATATCCGAAAACAGGAACCAGACGGGGCACAGTATTACTGCTTAGATACTGGTCGTTACTGGAAATATGACGACTGTGGTTTTTACGTGTGGCATGAAAACCAGTGGGTTAGATCAGTGTTCAACAGCCGAAACTATGTCGACCTAACAACACCTTGGTGGCTTGGGCTGGCTTATGTCGCGGTAATTGTGGTGGGCGTTACTGCCGCTGCTTTACTGCTTTAATAAGCGCCTCATGCAACGCCCGGCACTCATCGAACCGGGCGTTATTTTCTTGTGTCGTTACGATAACGTCCGTCATATCCTGTGACTTATAAGCCACACGGTCAGTGCACTTCACCAACAGCACTAGCGGAATATCGTTTTTAACGTCATTTACCGCTTGCTCACTTACGGGGCACACTGTTTCCGGTACTGTTGAGCAACTGCAACATATCATCAGTAACGCGCTGACACTCAGATTCTTTAACAATTTTTGTTACCTCTTTCGTCACTGTTACTGGTGGCCGCGATCGCAGCGTATCGACTAACGTCAGGGCATCGTCGCGTTCTTTGGTACGCTTATCGATGGTCCGTTCATAATTCGCGGCATTCTCTGACTCTCGCGCTTTATACGATTCGTACAGACGCGCTTGCTCTGCTGTAACGCCAGCCTCGTAACGTGACTCACCGTAAAAATAAGTCACGATAATCATGGCCACGCCACCAGCTAACCATAGATACTTATTCATCACCAATTCACCTCACCGAACCGACCGCGATACTTACGCTCAATCATCGGCACATAATTCATTGTTTCTCCCGCGTGGCGTCCGGTTATCTGTGGCAAACATACGATAATTTCTGTGTATCGTAACGGGCCTCCACAGGCGCGCTGCGCCGCTAAAATATTACCGTTGCCAGCATTGTAACCAGACAGCCCTAATCTGATACGATCTGAATCGGGGCGCGGAGATGACCAAAACGACACCATACGTGACATATAAAATGCTTGCGCTCTAATAGCGTAACGGGCGTCTCTCGGTGACGCATCGACCGGCACTACCGACGCGGCTTTAATGTCGTCCCACGTGCGGGGCATAAACTGCGCTAAACCAACTGCTCCAACTGGTGACACTGCATCGGGATTGCCGGCGCTTTCCTGCTGGATCTGTGCCCAGCCAATGCGCCAGTCATACTGCGGTAAGTAGCGATGCCACGCGGCGTTTATTTGCGCGTCATACTCCGAGCATTTTACCGGCAAGCAAACAAGCGCCAATAACCCAAGCGCCGCGAAAAACAGACAGAGCCAGCGGGTCACTTTTAATAATCGGGAGCATATCGTCACGGAACTTCACCCCTAGAAATTTATCGAGTAGTCGCAGTACGCCAAAAACCATAACCACTGCGACTAATGTATAAAAGAGATTCAAATAAAACATTACTTCACCTGCTCCTGTTTAGTTCGTTCTGTGGTGGCATCGGTTACGGCTTGGTGCCACACCGCAGCGGCAACGTATAAAAATATTGCCAATACTGCAGCTAATGAAACTCCTTTTACAATGTTTAACCAGATGCTACTAACACTTGCACGGCGCGCGCGTTCTGAACGTACAAAAGCAATATCAGCTAAAATCTGTGGTTTATCTTCAGCATCAATGCCAATATTGCGTAACTCTTGGTGGATTATTATTTTTACTTCTTCTTGACTTGGTTTCCGTTCCAGAGCTGTTTCAAGTCGGTGCAAGCTCTCTTGTACTTCCCTGTGCGTAGCGTTGACAGTCTCAGTCACGCGGCGCACCTCCTCTCGCAGTGAATCAACGGCACCGATTATCTTACCAAAAGTAACAGGGTCTATTTGTGATACTTGCGGTACAGAACTGTCAGGCAATTGTGGCGCCATGTCCATTTCTCCCCGAGTTTTTGGTCCAATGCATATTTGTCAGTGTCAAGTCTTTCAGGTCGTGACTTTAGAATAACACATTTGTCAAGCGGTATGCACCTGATATCGGAACGAACAAAAATACCACGGTGAAAATGGTACCAATGCCCATCACAAATAACACCTGTGCCACCAAAAGGCTCTAACGTTACGAGCGACACTAAAAAATCTTGCGTGGAGTCAGGTATTCTACGCACCAGATAGATATTGCCGGCTTCGATAGGATCCGATTTTATTCGGTAGGAGCGGCGGATCAGGAATATGCCGTAGAATACAACAGCGGCGGATTTAATCCACATTGCGGGTGCTGTAAAAGGGGTGCCTATAAGCCACATGCAGTATACGGCTAACGAACAGGTAACCATAACTGCCCATAACGTAACTATTGTTTTAAATAATAGTAACTTATAACTAATGTAAAAAGAGAAAAGCCACAGAACGATGCATCCCTGTAGCTCAGAAAGTAATTGGTTTAATTTCCAGTATTCTGCGTTACTGGTAAATCCATCAACGTACCACTGTGCAATACTAAGACTTGCTAGTATCACCAGTATCGTTAGGTTTCGTGTCGGGTGGTGTGTTATCACCTGGGCTACCCCCGCCGGCGCCAGCCATACAGTATTTAAACGGATAAATCATCCTGATAGTACCTCTCGTCATAGTTAATACATGTGACCTTGACGTTATCCACGTCGCTTGGCTCAAATGTCTGAACCAGCATCGCCAGTTTAGTACGCTGGTCATCCGTTGACAAGCTGTACTCCGTTTTATCGGCCAAATATCCGACATAAGGTGGTTCTGACGGAGCATATGCCAACACCACTGCTTCATCCGTGTCAGGATCGGCCGTTACAGGAATCCCCTCCAGCGAACCGTCACGTTTCGTGAGCACTATCGACCACGTGGCATCACCAATAGCTATTTCATGCGGTTGTGACAGAAAATAACGCAGCCCATCTGTCTGATCGATGTACCCGTCAATACTGTTCTGTCGAGTATTATCGATTACATCGACACGTTGCCCTTTAGATAGCAGACGCGCCTTATCCATAGCAGTAAACACATGACTTATACGTTGGTATTTTAGCTTATTGTACTCACGCCACGCTCGGACCTCTGCAAACTGAGGCACGTTACAACCTTGCAGCGTTATTTGATTCGGATTCGTGGCGCTTTGGTCGGTAGGGATATAGATGGTGTCAGTGTCGCCGGTGTTCTCATTTTTAAATGTCAACTCAACACCATCATAATCTTTACTGTTTTTTAGCGACCGTGTCCGCCGTTCTTCTCCACCAGCACGCACAGGGAGTTTCGATCTGTGGCCAAACTGCTGCACTGAGATACTTTGCGGCCCCTCCCACCAAAATTTTATAAGATTCCCCTCTTGGTACGCAGACATATTCGTGGCATCACAGATTAAGGCGATGTGGTCCTCATATCTAAAGGTGTCATCGTCGAAGGTATATCCGACACGAATAGCATCGCGTGTGCCAAAATAGTCCACAATGGATTCTTGCAGTTCATATAAACCCGCGTGGTCTATCGTAGCGGAGGTGCGTCTACCGATAAAAGGATCAGTGTGCATGGAGTACAGTACGTCCGCCACTTCATCACTCGCTATGTAGGTGCTATCTGGGCGCGTAATGTAACGAGTGCAGGCAAAGGATAACTTACGCTCCTTGACACGTAGCGCAGATTGTGTGGCCTTAGTTCTGGCAAGAATAGTAGTAACGTTGCCAAAATCTGCAACAGTTACTGAGTTAGCTAAAAATAAGTCACGCCATTTAATTTCGTCTACTACAGTACCGCTAAATTCAAAGTCCGTTTCTGTCATTCGGCGAACTTCGATAGAACAGTTAGTGTATGGGATCACATACTCTATGGTCACACCAACGGCATCCGTACCGTTTGGCGATATATATTCGTTGTACGCCGTAGTATTTGCAGGGTTATCAAGATCTGTAAACAGCACGTAGATGTGCATATCGAAATATTCGTATTGAGTGCCTTTCTTATAAAACCCGTTCTGAGCAACAATGTTTATCCAACACTTTTCAAATCCGGATACAGTAAAAGGGCCGACGGTGGTGGAAATGTCTTTTCCAATAGCGGGCAGAAACTCAACCAGCATCGTTCCTGGCTGCTCCGTTTCGTACCATAGGTCATTTGCTGAATCATACCAAACGCTTGTCGGAACAGCCGAGCCACCAGCACCGTAGTGAATCCACGAACCACTGGCGCCGCTAACGTCAAGAACCAGATAATCGTCCCCTACAGCAGTAACAGTGTAGGAACCACTGCAGTCTGCGAGTTCATTATCTGGTGTCACAACCACGAAGTTATAAACGACACACGTATCACCAATAGCAAAAGAGTCACCGTAAAACGGCACAGTGGCATTTATAGAGTCTATACGCCCCGTAGATCTCGCCAGAAAAGGCCCTGTGTCTTGGTTTTCATTAGGTGCGATTAACGTAGCACCGTCCACTTCATTGGCTTGTTCTACCGCATATAACGGATCTGTAAAAGTATCACCTATGGTGAGAAAAGGTGACCCCGAGTTTGGCGATGTGTAAGGATTGTAGAACATTGCAGCGGCACCATCGATGCGCGACAGTGGCGTGTCACCATCAACGACAGTGGCTTCTTCGATATCAAGTTGTCCAACAGAAGCACATAGATACGATATTTCAAACTCTTGGTTACTTACGAAGCGTGTGTAATTCATCCATAAATCTGGATAGCAAGCCGGTTCGCGCCCGCGAATATCGGGTAGCCGTTTATTAAGTCGTGGCTGGTTGCTACGACCCTGAAGCGCATTATTTGATGATCTGTTAGCGTTAGCGTCGACTTCTGGGATTGTGGGAGTAAGCAGCAGAGTAGCAGCTACAGCTACGACAATAGCAATAATTACAGGGATCCACGTCTCTGGTCCAGCGGGTACCGCCGAAATATACCACATAGCGTCAGTATCTAATAGCTGCGCATCGGAAATATCAGTAACAGCCGAGTCCACAGAAATCTGTTCGTGCCAGAAATACAGCTTGTCATGTTTCGGTGCGTGATTTACGAGCCAGTCCGCCAGATGCTGCACAGTAACGGTATGCATCGTATCTGGGCACATTGGGCCGTCAGGGTAAAATTTAATAGTCGCCATGATTAGATCCGTGTCGGTAATTAGTAAAATTTTATCACGATAGTGTTTGACAGCGTAGTGTTGCTATAGTAACCTAATAGCGTTGATTAATTATTGGAGTTAGGAAATGGATAATAAAATTTTAGCGGCTGTGTCAGAGTTTGGCGGAAAGTGGCCGGATAAAGCAGCGACTGTCTTAGTATATGAAAAAGGAGTGGATATTTGCTATTGCAAATTAATAAGTGAATACTCTGTCACTGAAAACGAGTTCAAAGTCGCCGCTGAAGAGTGGCTGAAAGAAGCGTATATGCACAATGCGGCGCTTAATTGTGATTGGGATATTGAGAAACGTGATAGTGACGTGTTAATGGTGGTTAGTAATAACACAGTATGTCACTGGGGGTTTGACATCTGTACCGAACAAGAATTCATCGACTACTGCCGTAAGAATAAGCCACACGTGCCGAAACTCTCGTTTAACTGTAGCTGTCACATTGTCGAACTGTCCTCCGAGTCACTCATTAAAAACACGGTGGAGTGGCTAGTAAATGCAGACTCGCAAGACCAACGTGACAAAGCGCTACAACACCTATTAGACATGCTGCCACCGCTACCAACACCTCGTGAGAAAGCGATCGATGCTATGTGTAACGTGGTAGAGTCACATAGTAACTACAAAAATATGAATGTGAATATCGATTGTTCAGTAGCCATTAAATTCACAATCGAAACTTTATACGACGCGGGATATCGGAAACTATGACACACCTATACTACCTGTTCTCAGCGGTACTCGCGCTGCTAGGAATCGGTGGCCTAGCGTTAAATCCGTCGCTACCGTATTACGTAGCTATTACAGCTGGCGCTATCGGTTTACTCGTTACCCTACGTAACGATAGAAACGAACGTCGTGAAACGCGGTCATCTGCGCAAAACCTGTCACTACCGTATCGCCTCCAGATTTCCCCGGTGCGCGGTACGCATGGTAAATACCGCCGCTAACAACAATACCCACATGTAACCCCGTGCCGGTTCCATACCGGCACGTTATCATCTCTCCCATGTGGTCACGCCACGTACCAGCAAATTTACCACGGCGCTCAAATTTATGCCGCAGCCAATACATAAACGTACGCGCCCATTCGTCGCCGTCGGTAAACTCGAAACCATAGTAATCAGCAACGGCGTGTGCACAAGTCCACGTAACAGGGTCATATGGTCGTCCGATTTTAAGTGTACTGACGATATAACCCCCCTGTGCGTGCAATCGTGCCACGCTCGCCTGTTTTACTCACGTTAGTAGCCTGTGGCGTCGCAGAGAAACCGATACCGTCAGGTTCGCTAGCAAACTCGCCAATTTCTAACGAGTAAGGCCCGTCTGCAACACTGACATTATCATCCACATCAATGTAGTAACTATAAAAATTAGCTGTTACGGGAATTTCTGTATCAATCGGGATCTGGTCAAGATACGCACCAGCTACTTCGTTCATATCCTGCAGCACAACTTTAAATTCTTGTGACAGATTTTCGACGGTGCCGGGTTTCTCGACACGCATAGGTACATACTGAAACGTCCAGTTATTTACCGTGTCGGTAAACCCCGGGTGCCACGGCGTGATATACAGTGATTCAGTTAGTGCAGGGTGCGATAATATCACCGCATCGACCACTTGCTCCCCACGTGTGGCATTAACTAATATAGCTCTGGCCTGTTCAAGCATTACAGTAGTCTCTCAAGCGGGTCTAAGATATGTGTGATATCCCAAGCAGCATAGTCGCCTAGTGCCTCGTAAGCTACTTGTCGTGACGCAGATACTGCGCGGTCAATAAGTGGAACTGCATTATACACAACAGTAATCTGCGCATATATCCCTGTCCAAATAGCAGCGGACGGTGCTTGGATTATAGTAGCCACATACCATGTTTCATCCGCTAAATCTGATGCGGTCAAATCTAAGCGCACCTCAATTGGCAGTTGCCCCTCCCGCAGCGCTCCATAATACGTATCCATAAAATACTGCAGTTGATTGGCTGTAAGCGTATACGTCACACTGGTATTAACCGAGTTGTTACGATATAAGCCACGGCTGCGGACAGGGCCAGAGCCAATATCCGATACTAATGCACCAAATGATACACCTGGGCGATAACTGTCACGATCAGGTAAAATCGGCTCTCCACCATAAATTAGCTTATCTACCATTATCGACGCCTCATATCGTACTGATCGCGCATGCTAGCATTAAAACGCGAGTTAGGGTTACGTGCTTCATTCGCCATAAGTTGCGGAGCTCGTGAATTAATTTCGTCGCGCACATCCTGAATTGTGACATACGTGTCACCATTAGTATCGCGCGTAGCGGTAGCAGTTACGCCAGAGCCATAGTTATTGACGTAAACATTGCCGCCTTCTGTGGATAGCGTACCGCCTCGGTTCATCGCTTCCAGCGCGGGACGATTACGGGCAGTGTCACGCGCATTAACGACAAACTCGCCGTTGCTTAGGTTTGCAGGAATGCTATCACTAGTTCCGGTACCAGCACCTACAACATATCCACCAGTAGCAAAGTTAGATGATTGTACCGTAGAAATGATGCCGCCAAACGCTGAAGCCACGGTGGCATAGTTTGCCAGTTTCTGGTAAATAGTAAGCGCTGATGGGTCTGCTAGAGCCTGACCTAATGCTACGGCTAGGTTTAACGAGCTCGCCGCAATAGCAAACGCTTTCTGTGCGCGCAAAGCGGTTTTATTCGCATTGTCCTGATTGCCTATGAATTGTCCGGCGATTTGTGATAGCGCTTCAAAACCATTCGCAGTAGCAGATAGGGTGTTCTGCGTTTCAGTTAGTGCTAGGGCTTGTCGATCCCGAGACGCAGATTCGGCAACTTGTGTTTTTAGCGCCTCATAGTCCTGCTGTGACAGTACATCAGCATCCCGCGCTTTCTGTAATATTTCTAATCGTTGTGTTTCTTGCGCTTGTATTTGCTCTAACGGCGAACCTATGGACGTCTGTAACGACTGTACCTGTTTCCGTAACTGCTCCGCTTGCGCAGCTGCTTTAGTCGCCTCAGCTTGGTCATACAGCGCGGCGGCGGCGGCGGCGGCGGCGTCCCGTTGCTCCTGTGTAGCCCCTGAACCTAATTTCATCGCAGCGGCATACTGCGCTGCAGCTCTTGCTCCAAACTCCTGTTCGACACGCGCTGTGGCTAGTTGCTGATTTAGTGCCGCGATCTGTTTCTGGCGGTTAGCTTCTTCGGTCGCTGCACGTTTAGTGGCGGCTTCGGCGTCTTGGTCAGCCTGTTTTTTATCAGCTAGTGCTTTCTGTTCATCATAAAGCACACCAGCTAATCGGCGCGCTTCGGCGATCTGCTCAGCTGTAGCCTCTGTTCCTAGCGATAGCGCCGCTTGCATCTGTGCAGCTGCGCGTTCACCACGAATATGCTCAGTACGCACGGCGGCTATTTGCTGGCTTAACGATCTTAAAGAGGCGTTATGTGTCTCTGCAGTGCTGGTGTTATCTTTAAGCGAAGCATCGAAGTTATTGAGCATTTCAGTAAGGCGACGCTGCTTATCCGTGGCCTCTGTAACTTGCGTATTCAACGCCACAATAGCGTTGACAAACTCAACTAATTTCTTATTCGGTTTATCTTGTGCTATTGCTAGATTAGTTGTTGATGTGGTTAGTTGTTGGAGGTCACGCGCTGCTCCAGATTTCTGAAACTGTGCGAATTGCAGCACTAACCCAGCAGCTTCTTTGCGGGTAATTTTAAACTGTTTCGCTAATCTATCGGTGTTAGCTCCAAGTGCGGGAAACTCCGAGCCTCGGCCACGCGAGATCGATGCTAGAAACGCGATGGTGCGTCTGCCGCTTTCATTAGCAGCAGAGGTGATACTGTCAAGTTCATCTTTTGCATTTTTTAATGTGAACGTGCCGAAAGTACCAAGTATTTCCGTTGCTGATTTATTTGCGTTATCTAACGCAGCGCGCGCTTCAACTAATGCACGTGTTAGCTCTAGTTGTGCCGCGTCGCGCGAAACTCGGGCTAACTGTTCAATGCTGCCAGTTAAAACCGTAGTCCCCTGTGCTGTAGTGTCCACAACAGCATTCAGTGACTTTAATGCGTTTTCGAGGTCTTTTGTGGCGTTGACGTTTTGGTGGAAAATCTGATACGCAGCGCCCGCCACAGCTACTACTACCGAAAGACCAGCACCTAATAAGCCGAAGCCTTGTACTAATTGTGGGATCTGTTGTGATGCAGCACGGATACCATCAGTACCAGAAGCGATCTGTACGAAGAAGTCACCTACTTGATATGAGGCGTTTTGAAACCCTGCTGTTAAAGCCTTATTCGCTTTAGTGGCAGCTGTGGTTCCTTTTACATACTGCCCGCCACTAACGTTACCAACATCAGCAATACTTTTTTCAGTACGATCCGCAGCTTTATTGAGGTCATTTAACGAACGGTTAACCGTCGCAGCGCCTTTCTGTACGCCGCTGGGGTCAAGTTCTGTTACTACGCGGATCGCCATTCTTATTTCTCCACATTTGCGACATTATGTATCGCATTAGTTCTGGTGGTACGTTGTAGTTCTGCGCGTACCAATGGACTTCTGACGGAGCAAAATCAACTGTCTGTAACTCACAGTACGCCGTGAACCAAAACAGCAAGTCACTGCGTAACTCAGGACGCGGTACACAATACTCAGGGACGGGTTGCTTACGTTTCGCAGCTGCGGCAGCCAGCTTCGCAAACTCCTCTGCGTCTTTCGCTGTGTACCGCATGTCCCACTGCAAAACAGCGATTAGTTTTTTAGTGCTTCCTGAGTCCACTCTTGCTTATAAAACGCATCGTCACGTGACGCAAGCAGCAAGCGGTTCGCAATGTTCTGACCGAAACCCGGTGCCGATAGTAACTCAATTGCAGCAGACGGTTCGAACGGTACATTATTACCTTCATCATCGATCAGAGACCAGTCGATAATCAGCACATTAGCAATAAATTCGATCGTTTCTGGCGTTACCTTACCCGCAAATACGTCAGCTGCGAATTGCTCCGAAATAGGTTTCTTACGATTACGCGAGAACTCACCAACACGAGCGTTATACTGCTGTGATGCGGGTGACAGGCGCACCATTTTCACCGAAAATACACCTTCGGTAATGGTTATATCTGCAATATCCGCTAAATTGTGTGGCGACAGTGCTGCTGATAAATTATCAAATTTCATCGGTCGGGTTCCTGTGGTTACGTCGGGTGATAAAAATTAGGTGGGGATCAAGCGGCCCGACTCCGCCATTACCCCGTTACGCCATAGTATATAACAGTTGCGTGTGGGTGCGTAGTGGTGCTATAGTGACTATATAGTAATTGATAAAGGAAGATTTAACATGAGTGCATTTGCTAAGATTGTCGCAATAAAAGAAACAGATAATGTAGTTAAGCCAAGTGCTACAATTGAGGTTCGGAGGTACTGGAAAAATACTCGTATGCCACACATCACAGTTCATTTAAGCACTGGGTGGCCTATGGATAGACCAGAGACACACCGTACGTCCTCACGTGTTGATGCGAAGAAATTAGTACGCGACTGGCTGAGGGATTAACACTATGGTTGATTTAGAAAGGTTAGACGCGCACATTCGTGACGGGTTTCCATATTACGAAGATGTCCACGTGGGGCTGATAGAAGCTTTTAATGAATTGCGGCGTTTACGAGAATATGAAGATGCTGTCAATGAAATAGCATCTATGCTGCCCGGAGAAGATGAGCTAGACGAAATCATTGACCTAATCAACGACGACGCGGATAAATCTCTAATTTTACAGGCGGTAGAATGTAAAGCTATGGAACTAATGCACCTTGGTGAAGCAATTCGAGACTTACTACCGAAACAATAAAAATGGGCCGCATCTAGCGGCCCACATTGTTACTACGCTGGCACATACCGGAACAGTGTGACCGACTGCGCATAGCCGAATGCCACAGAGCCGAATGCTTCGTTTTCCAGTGCAATTTCGACTTTATCATTCGTTGGAAACGACTTTTCACCGTTACCTAACGTGATCTCAGGCTGGTCTAGAACAAACGCGCCCTCATTATTCTGCATCACCAATTCGAGGTTACAGGTTACGTTGTTACGTAGTGCCGAGGTAACTACTGAATCAGTGAATAACGTAGTCATCGTTTCGCCGATTTCGATATTACCGTAGTTTAGATCTGCGGCGCCCAGCACGCCCAATACGTTTTTAGGTGAAACGTTGTTGTTCACGTTGATCGTGGCATCAGTGAAATACGTGGTAACACCGTTCAAATCGACGTCACGAATGCGTAACCGCGCAATATCTTCGGAGGTATTGAATAGCTCATTAGCAACGAAATCAACGAATGTACCTGGCTGACGAGTCAGTGACGCTTCAGTAACGTCATGAGCAACGCATTCGAAATCGAGTGTTGACTTATCGGTGATCGGCGTAGCCAATGCAACGGTGTTAACCATAGCCCCTGTGGCGTACTCATAGCTGCGACCTGGTGGCAAGTCATAACCCGCTTCGATAGTGATGTGGTTAGGGTCGAAATCGGCATGGTTCACCGGAACATTACGACACCATAGGCCATAATAGATCCGAATTGTTTGAGCAGCACCGGCATCGGTAGCAACTACGCCGCTGTGGTTATCCAGTGTCAGCGATGCTGCGGTAATGTCACGTACACGTGCAAAACCGTTAAATTCGGCGTTGTCAAAACCATCGACGTACACATATGCACCTTCGAACAGCGGCAGTGTTGTAAAGTCACCCGCTGCGGTATCAAGTACCATAGTCGATGCAGTAGATGCTACTGAAATATCTGCTGCCGGATATTCGAAGCCACACTCATGCAGCGATGTACCACCATTAGGTGTTTCAGCGACTAACCCAGATGCTGGGATGCTAGTGGCCGTGGCGGATGCACCAACGACTTTAACGCCATTATTTGCAGTGTCTGCAAAGCCACGCGCAATGACCAGAGTACCTTGCGGCAGCGCGCCGTTCGCATCGACGGTATATTCCGTAGCTGTTACTGCTGAAACGTCGTAGCCAAACTCACCGGCAGCGGGGCCTTTCCAGACGGTGTACATCATAATTGGCGCCCAAAATGCCATAGCGTCCATTGTGGTGTCCATTGGGAACGCTGGCGATGCGGTGAGGTTCGTCACGGCACCTTTACGGCGCTGGCGGTCAAGCGAAATAGGTGAACGTGCCACACGCTCAAGCACTGCGGCAAAACTTGAAATGTCGTTAGGCTGCATGTAATACCAGACACTGTTAGCATCAGGGTTACAGCCTTTCGTTACAGCGAGTGACACTGCATTAGTATTCGACCCGATAGGATCGCAATTTACTGGAAAAGGCATTTAGGTAGTCCTCTAGAGTTTATCTGCGCCACCATAGTATATTTTAAATCACACCCACTGACCAGCCATAACGCTAAAGTCATAGGTGCAGCTAACATTGAACTGGTACCAGCCGTCACTAACACCAATATCTTCGACGTTAGGTGCGCCGAGTGACAAACAACCCCCGTCTGTGCCCTCGTATAGTGCCGCTACGGATTCTGCTAAATTCAAAGCTGTGGCATAACCGGAACCTTGCGCAACAAAAACCTGCACAACGAAACGCGCGGATCGCATGTACCGCGCGCGTTTACCTATGGTCCGTCGCTCATTAGTACCGTCACTGTAAGCCACACGGCACCATGGTTCCTCACCACTTGGCGCATCATCTAACTGACGATTAGGTACGCCGATCCGCGCTAAATCAAACAATCCCGATAGGAACAGAACTTCTGCCAGTGCTGAACGCGCTTCTAATCGTGTCAAACTACTCATAACGTGTAAGCTCCTGCAGCGTAACGGTGGTTCGTCTCAGCAACGGCGGAATCCACAGCATCTTCAACGAACATTGATGGTGATTGTTTTGAATGCCCAGCATTTAATCGGCCGATATACTGCGTGTCGTTAAAAACGAAGATTGACCCCTGCGATACATCGTAATCCAGCACCGACTGTAGCGTTTGCTGCTGCTTAGCTTTCGCTGCTGAGACGTTACAGTCGTCATCGGTACGCGCGGGCAATGTGGTTACAGCATACCACCACTTACTCGAGGCGTAGCTGGTGTCAATAGGTGTACCTTTGGGTGGATTGCTCACTAATGTACCGTGCGCTTCTAATGCGGTGTTGATCATCGCTTCAGATGAGATATCTAACATCTTCACCATGATCCGCTTAATTTCATCTTCGCGCTGTTTCGACATTACCCCGTTACCACGGCTATGGCCACAACCTGCACATTATTAATCGCGGGTGCCTGTACAGCAGAGAGCACCTGGCGCCGCCCATCCGGTAAAATTAAGTGATTACCGTTCTCAGGCACGAAATCGGTACTGAGTAGATCCACATACAGCGTTCCGTCACCGATCGTCACAAGCGTACCATTAATGTACTGCGTACGTGGCACATCGACAAAAACACGACAATCATGTAACACGGGTGTGTCAGTAATATCAGCTAGCGGGTCATTCGGATCGATAACTCCTGCAGTAACAGTTTCGATCTGTGCATCAAAACCTGCAATTCCTAGCAGCTTCTGCACACCCGCTAAAAACTTATCGGAGTAATCACTCATAGCTGAATGTTCCCTCGTCAATCGCTAGCGGAATATCCTTGCCAGTTTGCACTGTATAGACGCCGCCAGTGGTAACTGTGGCGTCAGGATCGGTAATAACACCCGTATTCGTTAACGCACGTTTAATGAGGTTATCTTTGATGCGTAGCCAGTAATCCGCCGATTTAGACGAGTCAATACTCAGCGTACCGACTTTTAACACTTCGGAATTGCCCGCGGCTAATGTGGCGGCAGAATCGGCCAGAGAAATAGCGGCGTTATGCAACGATGTAGAAGAATCCACAACCGTCTGAATAACGCTATCGGTAATTTCTGTAGGTAATCCGATTAGATTAGCTCGGATAATTTCGATCGCTGTCGCCATGGTTAGTCGTCTCGAAGAGTAATATCTGTGGTCAGTTTACTATTTACCCGCCCACTTGTCATTAGCTAGGTATGCCCAGACACTAGCAATGAAAATACCTGTAGCCGTCCAGTACCAGCCCATCGCTGCGCAGAACAGTATCTCAACGACTGAGGAGGCCACACAGTATCGCAAATGCGCCTTAGTTTTTACTTGGGTAGGGTCTGGTTCGAGCTTATCAAGGATAAAAAAAATGACAAGAACCCCATCACTAAACAGAACCCTCCGTAAAAGCCGACTAAGTTATCCGCCCATACTGTACCGATAGCGGCTAATGCAAATACTAACCAGACACAAATATCAATCAGAACATTTCTTAGAAATTTCATTGTTTCGTTTCCTTAAATTATATTTCCAGCGCACCGCATCGGGCCACGAGCGGCACTGTGGTTTTTCGTCGCCGTCATCCCAACGAAAGCCACACCGGTCACAGACATGTTCACCTGTGGCTTCACGGTAGGAGTGACAGCGGTGTTTATTCATACGCGCACCAACTTAGCTGCACCTGTGGTTTTAATGCAGATCTTATCCATAATCGGCTCGCGGTCGGCAGGTTTCAGGCCCGTAGCGCCTAAGGCACGTTCAATTTCAGTAATGGTTTTAAACTTCGCTGGCTGTGGCTTATATAACTGCTCCTGTGTCAGATACTTCGACAGAAACGCTACAGCAGCTTTTTCGTCAGGAATGGAACGGGAGGTTTTACCAGCTTTCATTTCGTAGCCCGTAACAGGCATACCTAGTTCGAAACTTGCTAGTACATCAGCTTCAATTTCAGCGATACGGGTGTTAATGTCGTCACGAAGTTGTGACAGATAAGCCACAGCGGGTGCGGTAGATTCTAATGGCACACCGTCATAAATTGGGCCAATATATGATACTAGCTCCTCAATCTCTTCCGGTGTGTAAGTGCCATCAATTAACTTATTAACAATCTGTTTCATAGTGTCGGGGTCCTAATTGTTGTAACACAATAGGCACTATATCACTTCGGGTAACTCAAGTATACCCTCAGCCCACTCTAAATAATAACCGAAGCGGGCGTTGCCACTGCCCGTGTTGGTGATACGGATCAGAAAAGTAGTATTTGGTGGGATGATACGTTCAGTACCTTGTGGAATAGAGTTCCCTACACGTTGCCCCGTAGCAGAGCCACCGAAATAATATTCTGGTTCGATATTTTCTGGAGTACCGTTATTGTCAAAATTAGGGTCAATAGGTGTACCTTCATCTCCGACTTCGATGGTAGGGTCTTTAATAAACGTTACCGTAGACGTGGGTCCACTAGGGTTATAGTTACGTGGCGTTATCACAGCACCGTCGGTATATGTAGGATCTGAGAACAGCTCGAAACGTACTTCTTCGCCAATAAACCCAACGATGCGGTTTCGTGCTCTAATAGGTAAAGCCCCAGTAGTGATTACCAGATTTACCGTTGACCCAGCAGATATCTCATTAGCGAGAGGCCACACGGCTCGGCAGAAGAAGTTCTTACCGTTTAACAAGTCTGCTTCCGTGACGGTTTTAGTCGTAAAGGCACGGACACCTGTCATGATCCGTTTAATGTAGCTAGGTAAATTGCGGTAGCCCATAATGGTACGTCCTTGGTTACAGTTAGTGCCATTATAGGTAAAAAAAAGAAGCGACAGTAAATCACTGTCGCTGATTGGGCGGTAATGTGTGTCACCGGTATATTCTGAGCCGTACCGGCGCTGGAGTGGTTTATCCGAGCATCTAGCTCACCGCGAGTAGACTTGACTCATTGGGGTTAACCGTGTACCAGATTACGGCGGTAATTTATAATGTGTATCGACGGTGTAGTAAAACCACCTATAGCTCAGTCAAGCTACCAATTTAAAGACCTTTTCTCAACACATTGAGCGTTACCGTCACTATTGACACGTGGCCTTAGCATTCAATTACAGGAGCAACGTATAACGCTCAATATGTAGCCAGTTACGCTGGCTAGTCGGTGCAGTCTCCGCTGAGATTTAAGGGCTTCTCTGCACATCACGTCATTTATGCTGAAAGAGTCTGCACCAGAGCGAACTGAATCACCGTGATGCTACACATTTCCCGTAGGCGCGGATTAGCTGATACGTGCGAGACCGTCCGTCTTTCTTCATACGACAAACTTTATCCCTACTCGGTTACGATGTCAACATCATTTTCGTGACACCACGCAATCGCTGCATCTTTACCCTGCAGCTTAGTGCCTTCCGAGATACACATGTCACCCATCATCACCGACCAGTAACCGCCGCCAGTGTGGAGTAACGTGGCTTTATCCATACTAACGGTTTTGCCCGTTTCTGGTTCTAACACACTATCAGCTACTACCGTGGCATCCGCTAACGGTTCCTTACTAATTTTACCCATGCGGATCATCGCGCGGATAATCTGTGCATCGCGAATACCCGTTTTAACCGACAGCTGGTCGCCGCGCTTATATGACTTGCCCGCGTAAGTGAGTGGCTTCTTGACATAATAAATCATGTTCATATTTCCTCGTTATTGTGAACGACTACAGAATAACACACTTGACACTATGGCGGTATAGTGCAATAGTGACTCGTATGAACATTAAAATAACACACCACGCGAGACGACGTTTCGCCACACGGTTCACTAGCACCTGGCTGCTAGTACGTTACGATCTCGATATGTGGCTACACGCGTTTCTGGCTGATGCTAATCTGGTTAAACGGATCGGTTCGGTGCGTCACTATCGTAACGGTCCGGCGCTGTTTATCGTGAATGGGAAAACGTTAGTTACTGTGATTTACGCATGAAAAAGCCGGGACGTACCCGGCTTTCTAAGTAACGGTTAATCATTATGCAACTACGTCGTACAGCAGCACACCCGCACCGTTAGAGACTAACTTCATATCCCAAGCAGTTTGGATCTCAATACGGTCTGATTCAAGTTGCTCCATGCGGAACTTCTTGACACGCATACCATCTTGTGAACCTAACAAACCTGACCAGCTGAAGATGTAACCTGCAGACAAGTCAAAGATGCTTGGTGAAGTAGGCGAGTAGCTGACCAATACTTTACCAGCAGCAATGAATGCACCACTATGGGCTTCACCTTCTTTAGCGGTGTTATAAATTGCTGTAGACACGATCACTTCGTCAACACCAAATACTTGCGCCAGCGCCATGTCGTTAACCACTACTGGAGTGTTGTTACCGATACCGCCAGAATATTTGATGCGGTCAATTACTGCTGGGTTAGTATCCAGCGCTTGACGTACATCGTAGCTCATGGTGACTTTGTTAGCGCGCTTACCAGTAGCCAGCAAAATGCGCAGCTTAGCGGCATTAACATCCGCAACAGGATCTGAAGCATCATCAGACCATTTGATAAACTGATTACCAGTTGCGCCAGAAGCCACACCTTGTTTATCCAAGCTCCAAGTACCTGTGGTCAGGTAAGAGCTGGCAAACATCATTTCGCGGCGGATCATGGCTTTGTTAGTGATGATACGAGTCGCATCAGCATCTAAGTTAAACACACTGTCTGCGTTTGAACGTTCTTCGTCAGCAACGTCGTGGTGCAAGTCGTAGCGCTTACAGATATACGAATCTTCACCCACGCGGTAACCGGTGCCGTGTGACTCTGTACCCGCAGCACGTGGCTTCAGGTCATCGCGGTACATATCGGCAATGTTGAAAGTGCGATAAATATCGCTCTGTTTCATTACCGGAACCATTGGGAAAACACGGCCAGCAGCAAACGCGCTAGCATCCTGTACTGCGCCCACTGCAATGTTAGTCAGTGGGGTATTAATATGCAGTGATGAAGTAGTAGGATTAGGCATTATGCGGCTGCTCCTTTGTTATCTAAAACGATAGCGCCAATCTGATCGAGTGCGCCGCCTTCGACTAAAACGCCGAGGTATGATTGACCAGTGGTCGCAGCAACAGCTTTACCCGCAGCACTGCAAGTCACTTTAGTACCAGCGGTCAATGTTGCCCCCAGCACAATTTTACTTTGCCCAGCTACTGCTACAGCAGCGGCAGCACCTGATACTGGGTCGTTTTGCAGAATACCTACAGCATCTGCACCACCCGCAGCGGGAGCACCAGCAACAGAGTAGTCGCCAGACATTTTAACGAAAGTATACTGGAGCGCTGACAGATCGGCACTGGCAGTATACGGAATTGATTTTAACGCGTTCTCAGTAGCCATGTTTCAAGCGCTCCGTGTTACAGTTGTTCGTATAACTTAGCGCCAGCATCAGTAGCCATTACAGCTTCGGTCGCTTTTGCCATAGTTACGTTGTGTTCTTTGGCGTGGACTTTCACCATACCGTCAAACTCTTCTTGTGCTGACTTAGCCATACCATCACCGCCTGGTGTTGCATGTTGCTCAAACTGTGGCTTCATCGCAGCGTTACCAGCTTTCAATGCCGCGGTCAGTGTCTCAGCAACACCTTTGTCCATCTTAGCCACATCACGCAGCACAGCGGCTTTAGCCAGTGCGGTACCTGGTAGATACTGATAATCCGCTTCGGCGGTTTTAACGAAACCTTGCAGTTCCTGCTCGCCGCGCAGTTTCATCAGGTCTTCGTCTTGCGACTTCAGCATCTCAAAGACACCTGCGGGCAACGCGGATTTAACCAGTGATACACCTTTCGAGGTGGTATAAGTTTCTTCGGTGGTTTTAAGTAAGTCCACAGTGGCGGTACGTTCATCGGCACTCATTTTCACGAATGCAGATTTATCGTCGTCGCTCAGTGTAGCGTAATGTGCTTTCTGGGCGTCGGTCATTACAGCGAGCGCCTGAAGCTCCTCAACGTTTACATTTTCTGGCATGTCATTTACCTTTTTTAGTGAATCCGGCATATCCGCTTCGGACTTATCCGGGTAAGCCTTGAGCCAGGCGGCTCGTACTCGCGCCACAACCGCTTTACGGTCAGCAGCGGGAATTTCTACAGGGTTACCACGAAACCCCTCTGGTGAGAGTGCCGCAGCAGCCGCTGAAATATGTGCTGGTGTGTCGATGCGTAACTTCCAGCCACTTGGTTTTTCTTTATCTGGTGCGTAAGCGTACGCAGACGGATCGCTCGGTGCGGCTTTAGCTAACGTCATAATTGACATAGCAAATTCGCGCAGGTTCTGCTTAACTTCTTCCGCATTACCTTTTTTCATTGCGTCGCGGTTAGCGTCCCAGAGAGCATCTTGACTACGATAAAGATGGTCAAGCAAAGGCTCTAGCATTTCACGCGTGGATTCTTCAACCGCTTTAGTTTCCATAACCTCAGAAAACACAGCTTTAGCTAAATCCTGAAACTCATCAGTTTCTGGCGTGGCGTATTTACGCATAGTTGCTACGCTCCCTTGTACGGCTGGTACAGTGACACCACTCAATTCACCAATTTTAATCGCTGTGGCGCGCTGTTTGTTTGTTTTACCATCGAAACGCATTATTCTACGTCCTCCCATGCTGCGCCGCCGCCGATACTAAAACCGGTAAAGTCGCCAGAATCAAATTTAGCCAGTGTCTCGTCATCTTCCACATACGCACCGACAGCAATACCTTCTTGACCGATAGGTTCAATACCTAGCGACTTCAGTACTTCGTCAAACATCGGGAAAATAAAGGGCACCATGCCACGAGGCTCGCCAGCGTGCATCTGCTTGAGCATTCGAGTTCCTTTGGCAAATTCGAGCCACCCGTCAAGTGCAACAGATTTCGGAATAGATTGATTATCGGAATCGAACAGTTCCTCGCCGTTTTTAGTGACTACTTGACCCCAGCCAAAAACTAATCGGCGGTCAGTGTCAACTTTAGCGACAGGTACATACAGTTCGTTATATTGAGTCATTGTGTTACTCGATACAAGTTCATGCGCATAGTATGCCACAGCTGCTGTAGTGTGTGCAACACTTAGAAAATAAGTAATAAAAAACAGTATGATAGTTTCTGTCCGGACAGTGTCCGGCATGGAAAACCGTTATAATACGTTTAAAATCAATAAGTTGTCCGGTAAGTGTCCATGTATGCCCTTTATAGTTACTTTATAAATAATAAACATTAATGTTTATTATTTATGATCCGTTTTTATGATTTAAGGTGGACACCGGACAAGATACGGATTTATAAGGATTTTTCGGTGTTTTCGTGCCGGACAGTGTCATGGACGGTCAAAAAAGTAACCGTTCTATATTACAGATAAGTTTGTTCTATAAAATAGAAACGTTGACATAGTAACGAAGTAGTGTATATTTACTGAAAACGTCAATTGAGGAGTAATTAAGATATGAGAAAGTACAGTAAGCAGTATAAACGTCGAGTCAGCGCGTGGCTTCGTGATGGTAAAGGTATTAACTGCCCATGGTGCGATACATTTTATAGTGTCAACCGCGTTTATTGCCCATACTGCCACCAACTAGAGGCGGAGGCATTTCTAGCAGCACATTTGCGTGACAATAGCTGCGCGCGTTAATAGAGGGTAAAACTGTGGAAAAGATGAAAAATGTTTTTGAGCTACCACTTAGTCAAAGTGACCATGATACTCGGAAAGCAAAAGACGTGAATAACCAAGTAACGTTATACGCAGACGACCCTGAAGAAATTCTAGCAGCGATACGCGCAATTAACATGCACGACGAGCTAGTGGCTATGCTTATTCAGTTGCAAACAGAAGGTGGACTCGGTACTGCTCACCACAAACAAATCGATAAACTACTAAAACGCACCTAACGCCACTGCTCGCCGCGACTAGTGACAATACACCGCTTGCCCGTCGGGTACGTAATAATGTGACTATTACTGTGCGCTGACGGGCCTTTCTCGTAACCTGCTTTCTCCTGCGATTTACCCGCCATAAATACGCCGTTAAATACCCCTGCTTGGTGACTGTGGCCTATATTATGCCTAACACCGGTACGGGCGATATTTTTAATGTTACCGCGTGATCCGTTCGGGCCGCGATCGCCATGGTTATCGTGACGAATACCGAAACGAGTAAATGACTCATCGCCACGCAGAAACTGCATGTGTGACGTATCTAAACCAAGCAGCTCCATAGCGCGGCCGAGTACCGACATGTTTTCACCGTCACGGATCGCTTTATAAACTTCGGTCTGTAGCTGCAAGAAAAACAATGCATTCACCGGATCGCGGCGGTAATCCTGCTCCTTTAGCCACCGCGTTAATGCCAGGTCATGGTTCGACTCTACCGCAACGACTTTACAGAAGTCCCGCGCAAACCCGGCAAGACCCTGATAGGTAAGCCGTACTTCATCTGCTACGGATTCGGTGCCACGCGCAAACATACGGTACAAATAGTGGGGGTCATTCATATTGTGGTGATTGCGGCGCCGCTGATCGTAACTGTCGTGGCCAAACAGATACTCCGGTCGCAGTGTGTCAATCATATCGTGGATGCCACGCAGTACAGGATGTGACACATTATCAAAATGTAAGTCGCCTGGTGTCAGCGCACCAATCCTGTTTCCCGTTGTCCAGCCACTCGGCGTAAAAATAACGTCTAGATCCTGAATGTGGCCAGTCTCAGAGTCGGCACACAATTGCCGAGTGAACCATTTACCGTCGCTGTCGACATGAACGTACAGTGCAGAGAAAACATGATCCCATTCGGCACGCTGTCCTGCTTTAGCCTGAATGTAATTTCGTTGCGACAGCGCACCAGTAGTATAAATGTGTTTCGCATCGATGCCGGGTGGTGTCGCACAGGCGCGTAACTGCAACTTAGCGTGTGGAATAATAAGAGAAGCGCTGCCGGCGTAACTATCGAGACCTGATGTTGGGTCTACTGCGGTAGGTAGGATATTGAAATTGCCACACCAGTATAAATCTGGTGCTAGCTGCTGCAGGTCGTCACACACGTAGTTTTTAATCTGCGGGTCGAACCAGTAACGGTCGATGCCTTGTTTATCTTTCCAGTGCGCGTTTTTACGGTCATATAAGAAACGACTTACCACCAGCTCCGCATCGAAATATTTAGTGGCCTGTTTCAGCGTGGCCCACATTTCGGGGTGTATCTGCGTCTCATTCTGCACCGCCATGAAAATGAAGTCCGAACCGGAGCGTTTCGGAATTTGCTTGAACATGTCCGTTTTAGTGCCTGACAGTACAGGCTCGGCTTTTTCGGCACGTTTTAAGCTGCGTTGAAGTGACTGGTGATGTACGCCTAATGCTTTCGCTGCGGCGCGTTGTGAACCGTATTTATCAACGGCGGCACGGAACTCTTCTAGACGGGATTTAGGCACAGTGTGACCTCGCGATAGTCGCCATCCGTGACGTTACTGGATATAAACCACTGTTATATCAGTTTATAACGCTCACGACAACGGCACTGAATGATATTTGCACCGCTACCATCAGGATCGCGTGGTCCATCTAGGTATTCAGCTCCTGCTGGTGGCTGCGTGAGGAACTTTTCATCAATAGCCACACCGTCAGGATTCAGCATCGGAATTGAAGCGTGCCAGTGGCGTACTCGGCTGTCGTGCATATATTCCCAAAAACGACGCAGACGCGACGATAGCACACCATTGTCACGCGCCTGTTTCATCGATTGACGCTGCCCCACTGAAACAGCGGTTAACTGTTCGGTACGAGCAATAACCTCACTGCGGTATTTAATGTACCGCTCGCGGTAACGCTGCACCATGCGGTTAATCTGCGCTGTAGTCAGTGACGTCTCTGTTTCGATAGCGCGGCGCACAGTACCATCGAAACGCGCATCACGTAATTTACGTTTCAGCGCCTCTTTATCGCCACTTTCCAGCATCGCCCGGTAATTTGCGACGGCTTGCTCCTGCCGCACCGTTAGGCCAATGTTGCGGCGGATGTCACGCGCGGTATTACGCGGGTTCAGCGATTGCTGTTCGTGGCGTTGTATTGTCTGCTGGATCGCATTAGCAGTGTTCTGCGAAATCTCCGCCACGTGTCGCGCCACATAGTTTGAAATATACTGTGCGGTAGCGGATGTGGCGAGACTGAACGCATACGGCGCGGTAATGGCACCGTTCGGTAATAGCTCAATAATCGCGTTATAATTGCCGCTTGCGATAATTGTAGCTTCAATTTCTGGCACCATGCGCGCCGACAGTTCCTGCTCAGCCGTTTCACGGATAGCGTAAATCAGACGCTGCGGATCCGTGGTTAACAGTTCCTCAATTTCGGCCAGCGTGAACCGGCCGCGTATCGCGTCGAATATTTGAGTCAGTAGATCGGTGTTAAGTGCCATAAATTGTACCGGTGCAGATTATGTGGTTAGTGTATCATACTGGGAAGGTGTTATGGATAGCGTTCCCTCCTCTGACACAATAACATCTACTAAAGTGTATTTCTCACACATTTCTAAGAGAGCTGCGCGCGCTTCTTCAGCTGCGACATCCCCTTTTTGACTATGCACATAATGCACGATAGATCGAAGCCACACGTCGTCACCGTAAGCCGTAGATACTACATAGGGCATGTCACCCGGAGCAATTTCAGTAATCATTTTGAAGTGTCCTCGGGCTGCTGATTGCACTTAGCCTGTGGGTTCTTACGACCACCAGAATCTTTACAGTACATGCAGTCCTCACAGGGGAAGTTAGGTGCATAATCACAATCAAAGTCACCCCAATAGTCGCGCACACCAGCACATCCATCACGAGGCGGTTTAGTATATTTACGTGTCATTTCCGCAGCTCCTCAAGTACGCGAGATAACCCAAATTTCAATGTGGACTTATCGCCGCTATGGTCCTTGTAGAACAATGCTGTTTCTTCAGCCTTATTCAACTTATCAATAGCCTCACGGATCAAATTCGCATCGGCGCCGTTATCGTGGCCACGCAAGTAACGCTCGAGTGACTCAAGTCGTTTAGTTAATTCTGACATGCTTTATATATCCCGTGGCAGAGTGAAAGGTAACAAGCAACGTAGACGCAACAAGCCAACCACGCCGCCGTAGGATAATTAAGACCCCACAGAGCCACACTTGTAATACCTGATAGTAGCATTAACATAACACGTCTCATGATTTCTGTTTCTCCAGAATCGCGATAGCACATAGCGATGCGGCGCGTAGCGGGTTAGTATCGGACGTTACGGCAGCATCGGCACCGATGCAGGGGGAGTCGATGTCGTAATTGCGAATATCGATATAATCCCAGTCGGGGCCAACGGCGATATATTCGTCTTCCATTTTAATCAAACTAATACCAAGCTTGTGGATTAGTGGCCCAATCTCGTTCCAGTTGTTACACGGGTCAAACCAGCCAAGCACACCATTACCTTTGACAACTACATTTTTACCATCGTTAGTATATGTTCTGTTGTCATAATAACATTTATGTCCTACAGCAATTGCAAGGGTTTTATTTACTTCAAAATCACTCAACATAACATTAGCCTCACACGTAACATTTCGTTTAATAATTCGCGGCGCGCAGCTAAACAACGGGTTAAGGCACGACCACGGCTCTTGTGTTTTGCGGGTAACTGGTTTGTTAGCCCCTGCCACGCCCGTGCGAAACGGTACTCATAGATTATTGTGGATAGTTTATTCACGATAATATTTCTCCGTCGGGTTAATTTCTGGTTGCTATAGTGACAGTGTAGCGCTATAGTGTCAACTGTCAATTAAATAACCGATTAAGGAAACCCGATAATGACCGTTTCATATAAAGGCTTTAACCAACAGTTACAATGTCGTGACTACCAATTTGAAATTGGTAAAACATTTACTCATGAAGGAACTGTAGAACCCTGCTCTTCAGGATTCCACGCTTGCGAGATGCCTTTGGCAACTTTTGGTTACTATGCACCTGCTGCTTCACGTTATTGTACTGTGGAGCAGAAGGGTGTGATCAAATCAGAAAGTGACAAAAAAGTTTCTTCGGTACTTACAGTTAAAGCAGAAATAGGTTTACCAGGACTAATTAAAGCACAAATTGAGTGGGTGAAGAACAATCTAATAAAAGAAGATGAAGTGAGCGACACTGGCTACCAGTCCGCTGCGTCAAACACTGGCTACCAGTCCGCTGCGTCAAACACTGGTGACTATTCCGCTGCGTCAAACACTGG